AACAACGCCAGCTTCTACATGGGTCCTCAGGCTGGTCAGGCTTACTTCCTGGCTGGTGAGCCCGTGATGCCTACTGGCGTCCAGTTTGAAGGTGTGAAGTTCTACGAGTCCACCAACTTCCCGACCAAGAACGTTCAAGCTTCGTTCGATAACGGTTCCAGCTACGCCTCTAAGGAAGTGGCTCAGGGTTACTTCTTTGGTCCTCAGTCGATTGGTGTTGGCATCGGTGGTCCGAACGCCCAGGTGCTCATCAACAACAACGACGACTTCAGCCGTTTCATCATCCTGATTTGGCAACTGTACGCTGGCTTCGAAATCCTGAACAAGGACTTCGTGACCACCGCCTTCAGCTTCGTTCAAGATGACGGCACCGTCTGATAACTAACAATAAACACACAACATAGGAAAAGATAAATGACCTATTTGTCCGCAAAAAAAATCTTCCCAGGTAACTGGGCAGAGCCCCTGAACGGTTGGTACAAGAACATTGATACCGACGACAGCGGCACCAACGATGGCTCCAAAGGCGGCCCCACTTCTGTGCTGGCTGTCCCTGGTTATCGTTACTTCCAGCAGCGTGGTTACGTTGCTGTGACCGCAACCTCTGGCAGCGGCCCTGTGGCTGCTGCTGATGTGATCGTTCCTTCGCCTTATCGCCAGGACGACACCCGCCCCGACATCACCGGCATGGTGATCTCTGGTAGCAGCACCCTGCCTGCTTATGTGTATCGCGCCACCATCTCCGTTGCCTCTGGCTGGGGTGATGGCCGCGTTGCTTCTGGTGTGTATGCCGCTACCGGTAACGTGATCTCCTTCGGTCGCAGCAATGGTGGTAGCCCCACCGCTGCTTCTGGTATCGGTGAGGCCGTGATCCAGGCAAACCTGACCTCTACCGTGTCTGGTTCCCAGGCTGGTGAGATCTTCTTCGCCGCTGGTTCCGCTGGCTATAGCGCCAACCCCTTCCTGATTGCTTCGGGTGCCGCTGGTGTTACTGCCGGTAACGTGTACTACTCCGCTACCGCCGCCACCACTCTGAAGGTGTTTGCGAAGGAGACCGCTAACTCGACTGCTACCTCTGGTGGTTTCTACATCTCCAGCGGTGATGCAACCGGTGGCCGTACTGGCTATCTGGTCGTCGAGTGCTGCTACATCCAACCCGATGTGGCTCCTGGCTACGAAGACATTGATGGCTATCTAACTGGCCGCACTGTTAGCTGAATAAGTTAAACTGGGACCAGATGTAATTTCTGGTCCTCATGATGCTTTATCAGCACAAAAAAACAGGAGCTCGTGTCAAAGTTGTTTCCGAGTGGGATAACGGCGATTGGTACATGGTCGAGGACCAGGACGGTCGCCTTTTTACTGCTTATCGCACAGAGATCGAGCCCGATGAAGATGCTACTAAAAAAGTAAAAACTCTTCAAGTAAAAGATAAGGCAGCAAAGGAAGAGCCTCGTACTTTTCCCCCCGATACACGCCTGAATATCAATTCGGCAACTGCCCAGATGATCGCAGATCACATTAAGGGCATCGGTTTAAAAACCGCTCGTGAGATCAAAGATCTTCAAATGTCCTTATCGGGTGAAAGGTTTAATAATCTCGACCAACTGAAGCAAATTAAGAGGGTGGATTGGGACGCTGTCTTCTCCGCTGATCTGATTCGCGTTTAACTACATCTCCTCCTAGCCCCTGGGAAACCAGGGGTTTTTACTTTTAGAATAAAAAGAAAAGTAAAATAATGGCCTACGTTCCAGTTAGACGCGGCTTTACCGGACCCAGTGCCAAGATTGGCGGGTCTACTGATTATCACATTGATTTGAAATTACTGGAATCTCTTCCAAATGTGGAGAAGATTAAAGCTATCGATGCTATTTCAAATCAGTATGGCTCTATTGGGCGTGAAATTGAATTTTCCAACGCTGGTGTTTCGGGTAAACGTTGGAATCCATCTTTAGATTTAAGCGATAAAATTCAGCTTTTAAATCAAGCAGCAGCAGCTCACGCACATAGTAAACATCCTGGCTGGCAATCTTTAGATTTTTATGTTCCTTTTAAGGGGAAAAGTAGGTTTGACAAAGGAGCAGTAGAAGACGCTTCAATCTTTTTACCTGCAGTTCCAGGAGGTACAGTTCGTAGTGGTTCCGGCGGCGGTTACGGTTACTACTCAGAAGCCTTGGACCCCTCTGGGCGCACAGTCTTTAGAATCGGACATGGCAATGTGGATCGTCCAGAGGAAGTCGGGGAACTGAAGATCGGTGATGCACCTGCTTCCACAGGAACAACAACAGCAACCCCTTCTGAAAGTTCTGGCAGGACAGAAGACATTCTTAAAGCTTTTCTCTATGGTGCGCAAACAAGAGAAAAAGAAAAGAAAGAGCCAACAATACAAGAGCAAATAAAAGGTCAATTACTTGGCGGCTTGCTTTCACAAGCCATGAATCCAATGGGATTTTTGTCTTCTTACACAAGCTCTGATCCTTTTCTTAGTGGTCAGTCCGCCGCAACCTCCGATTATTTAAACGGTCTTTTGGGTTGATTACTTGCTTTTATAATTAAATGACAAGGGGTAATAGAAGTGCAGCTTTCTGACTTCGACAAAAGTAGAGTCAGGTATCATCTGGGATACTTCACTGTTTCTGTCCCAGCGGGTGACTATGCCCGTCTGGAAGAAGCAATGAATACGGTTCCGGATTCTTACTTCTATGACAAGATCTCTATTCAGATTGGACGTTGTGATACGGCCGAAAAGAAGACTGAGGTTGCGACATCGCCTTCTACCCGACTTGAAAGTATTGCTGGCGACGTTGATCGTACGATTCGCTCCAGTAATGCTAAGGAGGCACTCAAGGTTTGGGATGAGATTTATCTCTACGAAACCAATCGTCTAGCTGGTATCCTTTACGTTCCGAACTACAAGGATCCGTTCCAGGCCAGGTACCGTTACGAACGTTCTGGTGCTGAATTTATCCAGGCTTTACCTGGCCCTGCCGACACGGCTGTGGGATCACGCATTTATTTACATGAGGTTTGGCGCTAATGTCTCTTCTAAATAAACTTCTTCCTCCTCCGCTGACCAATCCTTTTTTCCGGAGCCCCGGCGAAGCTTTGGATGCAGTCATTAGGCCCATTCAACAGCAAACGGGAATCCCTGGAAGCTACCAGTTTATTGAACAAGGCATTCAAAAACTATTGCAGCCAGGTAAACAGGCAAAACAAAAGCCACCTATGCCTGGTCTTCCTGCAGACTATAAACAAACAGAACTGGCCGCAGGTGCAGCTGCCGAAGCTTTTCGTCCGGGTGCAGGATTCCCTGGTCAACAAGCAGCAGCAGAACGTGCTTATGAAGCTGAAAAGTCTCGTGTTGCGCAGTTAACTGCTCAGGATCCTGAACTTCAACGTTATGAAGCAGCTCGCAAGGTTGCTACTGCAACTAACGCTACACCTGAGAAGGTTCAGTCTGCCGAAGATATTGGCATGCAGATTTGGCAGCAGAAGTATGGTAATACACCAATGGGACAGTCAGGTGGTGCAGTAGGTAGATACAATCCTTTAATGGAGCGTACTTTTGGCTATCAGTCAGGAAGTGCTCCAGGTCAACAAATCGGCGCACCGACACTTGGTCCATCCCCCTTGGTACCACAGGTTGACCAATCTTTAAATCCAGCAAGCCCCAGCTTTATTGGCGGTGAGGGTGGTCCACTGATGAATTTTGCGGACGAAAATCTTACCCCTGAAATGATTGAATCGTATCAAAAACAACTTCTGAGTCAAGCCGCATCTCGCAAGTAATATTCTTGGCATTGCTTCGCATGTAAGACCAACCAACTGGACACGAATCTTTGATTCACGGGGGCCAGTGTTGTTGCTTTAGTTCCATGATTCTTTGCCCTAATTTCGTTAAACGCCTTGCAGCTACAGTAAGTCTGATCGCAGTAGTGCAACCAGTCTTTACTCCCGGCCTCAAAGCAGATTCGAATTGGGTAGGAGAATAGGAGCGTCACCATGAATGAACGCGAACTACTAGAAAAATATCGCCAGAGTCCCACTGGTCAAAAGATCCTTAAGGTTCTTCGCTTTGCAGAAGGAACTGAACGAGGAGGTCCGGACTCTTATCGTGTGATGTTTGGAGGTGGCTTAGCGCCTGATCTTAAGCGGCACCCCGATAAAGTCATCCGTGGTGGCGGCTATTCCAGTGCTGCTGCTGGTGCATACCAGTTCCTTCCGGGAACCTGGGAATCACATGCCAAAGCCCTCGGTTTGCAGGACTTTAGTGCGCCCAATCAAGATATTGCCGCCCTCCGTGGTATTCGCAATCGTTTGATGCCAATCGGTGGTTTAGCCACCTTGGATAAAGAAGGTTTTAGTCCACGCGTTTCTGCTGCCCTGGCACCAGAGTGGGCATCACTTCCCACCGAAAGTGGTCAGAGTTATTACGGCCAGCCTGTCAAGAAATTATCTGAGCTACAGAAGATTTATGGACAGGATGTTCAACTAGCATCCCCCGGTCCTGCACCTGCGCCAACAGCAGATGGCAGGAGCGTGGAGGAGATTCTTTCTTCCGCTCTTAGTGGTGTACAAAAAGCTGATCTAGAAGCACGTGAGCAAAAATCACAAAGTCTTCTTGATACGGTAAAAGATGCTATCAAGGGATCTTTACTTCGTTCTGCGATTCCGGGATTACTTCCTCCAGGGGGGATGTTCTAATGTCTCGCTTCTCTCAGTACTTGGATAATGGCTATCTTCCAGGGGAGGTTTATGAATCTCTCTTGGGAGAAGCTCGGTTTAGACCGATGGATGTAGTTGAAGCAAGAGCAGAGAAAAAATTTAAGTTCAGTCCGGTTAAAGATGATGGCACAGCTTTTCAAAAATTCCTAGCACTTCAAAACAATCCGGAGCTTTTGGCAACACAAGCAATGAGCTCGTCTCCAGGGTTTTTTAATGCTATGTCTATGTTTGGTGGATCGGGCTATAATTAACAAAAAGCGGTAAGAACATTGAGCTCGACAGCATCTAACAAGCAGCCCTTGTTAATTGATAGGCCTTTATTTGATTCGGTTCGAGTCACAACTCAAACCGTTGGTAGCGCATCGACCAATACTTTATTTGTACAGGGTGGTCAAGCCCCGGCTCTTCTTGTGGATATGGACGCCACATTGAGCGAAGACAACAATAGTGGTGGCGTTATTGACTCCATCACGATTACACGTAACGACTTTTATCGTGCTCCTGATTACACAATTAATACCACAACATCTGGAACCGTTATTTCTTTGACCAGTGGTCAAATCGTATTTATTGCAAACACAGGCGTACTTGGCACAGCCGCCCAAAGTGGATACGGTTATTACACTTATACTGGGGCAAGCACTTTAACTGGCGTTAATACCTCTCTTATTTTCTCCGGTGGCACGACGACAGGGTTCTCTTACCAGGGTGTTGCTTACGGTTATCAACCTGCGGTAACGTTTGCTTTCTATCAGACCCGGAATACAACTACACCTATTCCTGCATCTGGTGACTACCGTTTACTGTTTGCCAAAACAATCCCAGCCAATAGTGGTACTGTTGATTGCAGTGATCTGATGCCTCAACTTGCTGCTCCTGTCGCTCAGGCAGGAAATACCACTGGTCTCGGTAATACTGCACCTCTCCGCAATAAAGGCATTTACCTGGAACGTGGCGACCGTATTTACGTTGGCGTTTTTCCAGATGGCCCCAACTCCTCTGGCTATATCCCTGGCGTGCATGTGATTGCAGAAGGCGGTTTCTTCTAATCATGGCTTCAAAACGAGGAAGCTCCTTTGGTAACTTCGTTCGTTCAGAAGCATTTATTCCAAAGGGAGTACAGCCAATACGGACTGAGTTTTCCAAGGGCTCAGTCCCGGATTCAATTTATTCTTCCAATCGCGAATCTGCCTGGTTAAGGTGGCGTCGTGGTTATGAGTTAGCGACTGCATCTTTTTTCAATAATTCCTACGACTATCCATTTTCTTACCAGGTTCCAATTCCAAGTGGAACACCAGTTACAGGGGGAAATACACCTGTTATTCCCGGTGTTTTTAAAGGATTCCCGACTAAAAACAAAGAGCTAGGAATGCATTGGGCTGGAGCAAGAACAGCCGGAAGTGCTCGTTTCGACAACATTAAAGATAGTTCTGGTATCCGTGCGGCGATCCAGTCGGTTACGGAAGACGATGAATATTGGTATGTGCAGCTTGCAGGTAATTGGAGCCCAGCAAATCCATTGCCTCCTCCACTCTATGTAGCTGTCCCTGGTGTACCAGGGGGAATCAAGGCATTGAATGGAGAGATATTAGAAGATCGTATTATATCTGTCGGGAGTGAACCTGTTACTAGAGATACGATAAATCCACAGACTCAAACGAGATATGGTTATGTACAAGCAGTTTTAATTGATGTCAATCAAAACACAGGCGTAATTAAATTAAGAAAAGCTGGCTCCGTTGAAGCAACGCCCGATAGAGCTTTGGTAACTCCAGCAACTCGCCCTCCTGATGTAAGTCGTTTTCTAATGACAGGAACAAGATATTGTTGTTCTTGCCAGGATTTCAATCGTCGTGACTATGCATATATTCAATCGCTAGGGAAGCCTGCATCTAAAATTTTTCCACGTACAAATGTTGCAGTATTAAAACCTGGTAGATACGAAATTATGCGTAAGAATGGAGTTGTTGATAACTCTGCGATGACGGGTGGAAACGAAAATAGAAGCATGACAATCGTTTCTCCGTCTCCTCAATACAACGTCCCACCTTCAATAACGCCAAACTCCACGACTGTACCTGGAGCTAATAGAGATAATCCCGGCGTGTTTAGGGATTTTGGTTCCATGTATTTACGTAGTACAGGAAATCCTTCTCTCCCTGGAAGCAGAGCAGAAGGGATGCCGACATATGACGATTACTCTTCCGCCGGAGGAGTTATCACTTCTTTAACAGATACTTGGACTCCATTGCTCGATGAGATGCGTTACTGCAAACATATCTATGCAATGAAATATGAAGAAGGTGTGTTTCCGCCTGAGCCATCTGATTTCCCAACGGATGTTCAAAACATGGCCGCATGGGAACAAAAACTTGTACGGGATATGGAAAAAAATCAAGCCGATCTTTTTAATTTAGCAAAGCAAGGTTTGTCAACAATGGACGTGCCTCCTTATAATTGCCAATCTCCCATGATGATGCCAATGATGCAAAAACTCTTTAACATTCCTTCGTCTTTTATTAAGATGGAAGGTTTCACTATGTACGACAAAGAAGGAAATCCATATGTACCTTCTTTGAATGAAAAGCCAGCTATTTGATTCTTCGATTAAAATAAACAAATAAATCAAAGATAGGGAAAAGATTTCAAAATGTTGCTCTTAACGTCGCCAAATGATGTCATTCAGATTGTTGCGACTGATGCAACTCAACTCGAAATTCACGCATCTTATGTAGACAATGCAGGTGGTGTCATAACACCCGGAAGGCAAAATACTTCAGTTACAGTTAGTGGTTTATCTGTCGTTGTAACTGCTCCAGGAGAGGGTATACAAAGAAATATTAGAACTTTAGTTGTACGTAATGACGACCCTTCTTTATCAAATAACGTCAGAGTTGAACACACTGATGGAACTACTGTAACTACTCTTTGGTACGGTAATTTATCTGCTGCAGAAGAAGCAATTCTGAGTCAAGAAGGAACATGGCATTCTTATGACGTACAAGGATTAGAAAAAAATTACAACATGATTGGGGCCACAGGCCCCGCTGGAGATCCTGGTGGACCAACAGGTGCCACTGGTATTCAAGGACCTCAGGGAGCGACTGGTATACAAGGAACGACCGGTCCAACAGGGATTGGCATTACCGGCGCTACAGGTATACAAGGACCCACTGGAGCTACCGGAGTTCAAGGAACTACGGGACCCACTGGTTTACAGGGTGCAACGGGATTAACGGGATCTACTGGTGCACAAGGGACTACAGGCCCAACTGGCGTGCAAGGAACAACGGGTCCTACTGGTATTCAAGGTGCTACTGGATTAACGGGATCTACAGGTGCCACCGGAGTACAAGGAACTACCGGTCCCACGGGGGCTCAAGGTGCTACCGGAACAACTGGCGATACAGGAGCAACGGGTGCTACTGGTCTCCAAGGCACAACAGGTCCGACAGGTATTCAAGGTCCAACAGGTGCAACTGGAAACACAGGATCAACAGGACCAACAGGACCTATTGGTATTACTGGTGCCACCGGCATTCAGGGTGACATTGGCGCAACTGGTGCTACTGGTGCCCAAGGAACAACAGGCCCGACTGGTGTCGGTATTACTGGCGCGACTGGCATTCAAGGCTTAACAGGTGCTACGGGTGCCACAGGTGCCACGGGCGTACAAGGTGCCACAGGTGTTGATGGACCCACAGGAACGCAAGGTGCCACGGGTGCTACTGGAGTCCAGGGTGCAACTGGACCACAAGGTGCTACCGGGCTTCAAGGACAAACAGGAATCGAAGGTTCCACCGGAGCAACAGGTCCCACTGGTATTGGAACTACAGGTGCCACTGGAGCAACAGGAACACAAGGAATCACAGGTGCAACTGGCGCACAAGGTTCTACTGGTCCCACCGGTGCACAGGGATCTACTGGTGCAACGGGTGCTGCAGGTATTAGCGCAAGTGGACGTATTTGGTATTTCAGCCAAAACAACTCTGACATCACTGGGTATGAGTCATTAATTCCAGATTCACCAGATGCAAATCCGCAGGATGACATGACTGCGGTTGTAAACAATACATCAGGAGAAGTTCTGATTGAAGAGTTTGCAACCGAAGCGGGAGATCCCAACCTGGACGAACTTCCAACAGGAGAATATCAAATTCGTTTTTGGTCTTATGTATCTGTTGATTCTGGTGATACTCGATTGGTTTTCCGAGTATACAAACGAACTACGGGTGGGGTTGAAACAGAAATTTTTAATTTACAATCTCCAGAGATCAATGCAACTGCAAGTAGTTATTACACAGAGCTAGCGGTCTTAACAACTCCTTATACAGATATTTCTCCAACCGATCGTGTTGTTACAAAGGTCTATGCAAAAACGACACATACATCTGATGTAACTGCTCATTTCCTGCATTCGGGAAACACCCCTTCCTCTTGGCTAACAGCGATTACCTTGGGATACGTTGGTCCTCAAGGTCCCACTGGACCAACAGGAGTTCAAGGTCCCACTGGCCCTCAAGGTCCCACTGGTGCTACTGGTGCACAAGGCAGCACCGGAGCTGTGGGCGCTACTGGGGCTGCCGGTAATGACGGATCAACGGGTGCAACAGGCATTCAGGGAGCCACTGGTCCGACAGGAGCTATTGGTCCAGATGGTGCTACAGGTGCAACAGGCGTTGATGGCGCTACAGGACCTCAAGGTTCAACGGGTGCCCAAGGTCCCACTGGTGCTACTGGTGTACAAGGCGCTACCGGTGTAGAGGGCTTAAGTGGCCCAACAGGTGCAACAGGTCCCACTGGACCACAAGGCACTACAGGTCCTACTGGTGTCGGTGAAACAGGTGCTACAGGTCCTACGGGTTCTTCTGGATCCCCTGGTGACACTGGCGCTACAGGTGCTAATGGAGCTACAGGCCCTCAAGGTACTACTGGCCCCACTGGTATCGATGGTGCAACTGGCGCAACGGGAGCAACAGGTGTCGGCACCCCTGGCGCTACTGGCCCTACCGGAGCTGATGGACCACCAGGCCCCACAGGTGCAACAGGCGCTACTGGTGTAGGTACCCCTGGTGCAACAGGTGCTACCGGTGTTGATGGTGGAGCAGGTGCAACAGGAGCTACGGGTGTACAAGGTGCGACAGGTCCTACAGGTGTTGATGGTGGAATAGGCGCAACAGGTGCAACAGGCGTTGAGGGTGGAGTAGGCGCTACTGGTGCAACAGGCGTACAAGGCGCAACGGGTCCT